GCCATTACGCTACCTCTTTCCAATCAGGAGTTTGAGAGTCATCTACTGAACTCCAGCTAGGGGTTTGTGAATCAGAAACCGCTGACCAAGAAGGTGTTTGATCCGGGACAACTCTACCCCAGACCAGAACCCCCGAAGTGGATGCAGTAACCTCGTTACCTGTGACTTCAACGGATGACGTTCCTGTAACGGTGACAGAACCAACAGAGGATGTAGACGCATCACTGGTAACTTCAATCGTGTTATTCGTGACAAGCGAGACTGAGCCGACCGCAGAAGTTGCCACATTCCCACTCGGACTGACCGTAGCCTTGCCCGTAGCGGTAACACTGGCCGTTGATACGGTTGCGGAGTTACCTGAAGCGGAAACACCCGCAGCAGCCGTAACCGTGACAGAAGCAGTGGATACGGTTGCCGAGTTTCCTGAAGCGGAAACACCGGCAGCGGCAGCAACCGAAACTGAGTTAACACTAGCGGTTGCGGAGTTGCCCGTGAGAGTAACGGTGACATCGACAACGCCGCCCCATGTGGACGACCCCCATGTACTATATCCCCAAGTGCCTGCTGCCATGACTTAACCATCATCTTTCATTACGCGATTCTTATGATCGCATTGCTCGCATCTGCTGCCGGAAATGTGATCGTAAAATCACCTGCCGTTGAAGTCTTATCGCCACCGAAAGCCAGAACCACCACTGCGCGGTTCGCAGAACCTGCGGTTGTACTGGAATTGTAAATCAATGCCCCGTTTGCGGTGATCGTCGCGGAACTCCATGTTGTATCAGCAAAATCTGTAAGAGCTGTCGTACCTGAAGTAGAGGGATCGACATTGGTCAATGTATTCCCTCCCGCTGAATAATTTGTACCCGAAACCTCATTCGTGGTCGTGTATGCAGTCGTACTGGCGCTCATGGTCGAGCTTGATGTGTAGAGTGCTATCTTGAATGTGTTTCCCGTTCCCGTGGTTGTGGTCGTGCCGCCCCCGGAGCCGTTATGAAAATTGTGGATGCCCTGGAGCAGCTCAGACTTAAAACTCGTAGTTACTGCTTGCGTGTTTGCCATTAGATTTTCCTCAAAATTTCAGCCATGTCCTCATGGCCCTGTTTAGCAAAAAGGTTATATAAAGTTGTCCGGTCACTACTTATTGCATCCTTACACGCGGATACAATAACATGGTACATCCGGTTCCTGAATGCCTCTGCCTGCACCTTTATTACAGGGTCCGCACCATTTGATATCGAGATGATTTTACTCACCGCCCGTTCTGCGATTTCTTCCGGTGTGAAGCCCCTGTGTTGCGTGGTTTCTACCCCGACCTTCCCTGCATCTGCTGTAACTTCAACTTGAAACATATTACTGTTTTTGCCTTATCGTCATACCGGACCGGTATTCGTCCGTAACTTCCCTTGATTCCCCAAGCATTTTAATGGAAACCATCGCTTCGGCAAACCGCTTTTCGTAGTCCTGTAAAAGGTCTGCTTCTCCTTTCATAAAAGTATACGCTTCTATAAGAGAGCCATATAAAATGGCCTGTGTGGCGTTAATACTCAGCCATGTGGTCCCGTCATCATCCCCAGCCGTTAAACTGGCTGGCCGGTAGAAATAATGCAGTTCAGAAGTATATGAACTGTCAGGGGTAGGCCCGATAATAAAAGTGTCCACATCAAATTGGGCGTAATAACGGGGACTTCCCGTGGTACTGCTGTTAGGGTTAAAAGTCTGTATAAAATTAACGTCCTTGAAATCCAGAAAACTTTTAACGCTACTAGACGTATAGGAAAGGGAAAAAGGTGCCAGAAAGTCGCTGGGACACCCGAGATACTGGTTGGAAGAAGTCATTGATCCCGTTACATTTTTACGGAACAGGCTCAAATGGGCGTTTTTCAGGATGCGCTCTTCTGCATTCTTTATGAATACAGACAGGTTGTTGGTAAACGTGGTTTCGTCGTTTTCCGTGTAATTCTGGATAGCCGTCTTTAAAGTAGAGTAAGTAAAGCTCATGTCGTAGTCACCGTAACCTGTCCCACTATTGCGAATACCCTTGTGGGGATAAACGTCTTTTCAGATAAAAGGGGAGTATCCACGTACACCACTACGGGTTCTACCCTGTCGGGCCTCGGGTCTTTCAGGGCTTGCGGGTCGGAGAACTTACGGAAAGGGCCCAGTTGCGGGTGTTTTGGCTCATATTCGTCAAAACCAACCAGCATTCCGGTCCATTCCTTCTTCATCCGGTCTAAGCGGTAACGGAAGCCGGACCTGTCTGAAATCCCGTAAGCCCGTTTACCTAATGCGTATTTAGACACGGTCATGCACCGTAGTAGTTATAGCTGGGGGCTATGGTAAGGGAAGCCCGGTCACGGTCTTCCTCCATTGCACGGTTGAATTCTTCATCATAAATAGCTTTCAGCAACTGGATTCTTTCAGGAGCCCGTTTTATGGACAGGTAGTAAGCCAGTCCTGCTGCCAGACAAGGATAAAACCGGAAAGGAATCTGGAGCGTATTGGTATAGTCATCGGCATCGTCCATACGGATTAACCGGTCAAACTTGATGATATCCGTATTATTTTCCGGAACCGGCCATAATTTCAAAATAGGGGTGATCTGACGGTCCAGAAAGAACTGGGAAGGACGCCCTGTCTGGGTTTTATTGGGAATATTCAGGAATTCGTCCCTGCTTAACCGCGTGATCCCGTAATCCGTGCTGTCACGGGTAATTACGGCAGATAGCATGTCAATAGTCTTCTGGGTAGTGGTTAAATCCACTGCTGCAGATACGGTAGTAGTGGCCGCGCTGGTACCGCCGGTAATGGTTTCACCACTGGTGAATGTGCCGGAAGGTATAGTAATTGCCATCGTGGTGGAAGAAGGCAGGCTGGTGATGGATGCCGTAGCGGCACTGGTACCGCCGGTAATGGTTTCCCCTACGGTAAAACTGCCACTGGCCCCTACCGTCATGGTTAAAGTACCACCTGGGTAATCACTGATGTCCTCGGCCAGCGTGATAGAAGTCTGTTCAATGGTCCACTGGTTGAGGCCACGGTTGGCCCAGTCCGCCAGCATAAGGTTCAAGGACCGTCGCGCAGTCTTCAGGTCATAGCCGGTACGGACTTCCAAGCCGCACCGCTCAAAAGCCTCTTCGACATAACTGGCTATATCCAGTTCAAAATCAACGGAAGCAGAAGTCGCCATCTATTTTTTCCCTTTCCTGACTATACCGCCGCCGCGCAATAATTTAGTAGCAGGGCTGGGTGGATTCCTGCTGCCACCGCCCCTTGAAGGGGCCCCCGCTCCAAGGTTAACTCTTGATCTATTTGAGCGGCCATAGGTGCGAACGGGGAAGCTTATATCCCGTAAAACTTCTCCTTGGAACAGCTCGCCTTCCTCTGGAGGATCTTTTACCGGAGTAGCTCCTTCAGGTAATCCCCATACTGCCCGTGGATTAGAGAAGGTCCCGCGTGGTTTAAGAGTCGCCATCTATTTTTTCCGCTTCTTAGCCATGCCGCCGCCTCGCATCTTGCGGACACCTGTTTTCTTTACCATGCCGCCGCCCCGCATCTTAGGGACCACGGCACATGCGCCTTTTCCAAGATTAACTCTTGATCCGGAATTACTTTTAACCACTTACGGCCTCCTGATGTAGCTTGTTATAAAAATCCGCTCTTAGTTTAAAAACATGGGGAGTTTCATAGTCCCCGAAGTAGCGACTATAATACCCTGAATGCTTCAATTTCTCTGCCGATTCCTGTAATTTGGATAATCGCTGGATAAAGATCATCGCATATTCCATATCCACGCTCGGTTCAAAAGTCCCGTCATCTATGTTTTCATTTGGATCATCTTCGGGATGAAACCCCATTATCCAGACATCTTTTTGTATAAAAAACTCTCTTGAAACAGCTTTGTTTAAATCAAGAAGATATTCATGGAATTTTTTCGGGTCTTTCTCATAGGCCAAATCTACCAAGATAATGACATCATAGGCATCATCAAAAGTAGAGACTAAAGTATAAAGGGGCTGGTAATTAGGCCCGTATTTAAAGGAAAAGCCGACTTTATCCTCTTCCCACGCCTTTTTTGCGTAGGGGCATACAGGCAAACTGCCGTACTTCTCGTTAGGGCCTTCCAGCGCATGCTGGGACCAGTCCCTGATTTCTCCACAAATTTCCTGCTCCAATCCGAGATAGAAAGAAGAAATAGGGCGCATGGATCACCTGTTAAGCATGGAATACCGTCATTGTGCCAAATGTGGAAACCGTGTACTGGACAAATATTCCGGCTGTGAAAAGTAATCCTTCGTCCGGAATCGTCACATCCCTTGTTGCCGTAGCCGAAGCAACGGAGCCAACCTTCAGTTGAGACGTACCAGCGGGAGACGTGGTAGTAAAACTCAATGTCCCCGCTGTCCCCGAACAGACAATAGAAAGACCATCCAACCGAGATCGTCCGGCAAATATCACGGCTCCAGCCGCCGCATTTATGCCTGCTGAGACATTACCTGCTGGATCACCCACCGCCGTAATAGACGTAACCGTTAGAAAATACTTGCTTCCCGTGGCAGTACCTGCATTGGCTCCCGTAATGGACTCAGTTTGGGAATCACCGCTAACGTCTGTCCCCGCTACTGTAAACGAAATACCGGAATCATCCCCTGCGCTCAGGATAGTGACTACTCGACCTGCGTCAAAAGTACAGGAACCTCCAGAAGCCAAAGCTCCTCCAATAGTGAGAGCAGCATCTTCCCCAACAGCGGCGGCGGTAGAAATTCCATCAGCATCGAGTGCTTGTGTATCTGCCGTAATAAAGACAGCTTTTACATCAGAGCCTGACATAATTTACCACACTTATATGTTTAGTTTGATTAATGAGTAATCAGTGGTTACATCAACCAGCATACACGTACCGACGATATCAAGAGTTGATCCAGAAGAAGGTTCAACTGCTCCGGCTGTTGTATCTGATCTCATTACATTATGTCCGAGAACCACGGTTCCTTCGGTTAATACTGCGGCGGGCCCATAAGTCTGGAACCAACCGTAAGCACTTAACGCCATATCAACTACTGGGCACCCCATTATTGCACCTGTTTCTGCTGCTGGTGCAACTACAAGTCCAGACCAAGGGTCTGACATTAATGAAACTTTAGATGCAGCACTTGTGATTGCTGTAGCCAACGCATCGTGACATGTTATGACAACGGAAGGATCATCCGAATGATCATGTACTGGATTAGACTTAATTTTTAAACATTGTCCTTCACCAGCAGCATCATTTACATAAAGATAACCACCTGCGTACTGGTTCAAAGTAAGGTCAGTTCCCGCTGTTTCTACTGAAATCTCATACTCACCTGCTGCGACATCTGCTGTTGGTGCTAAATCTTGGTGATCAGCTTTTGTTCCAACAATGGTTTGAACAAGTTTTCCTGCTGTTAATGCAACACCACCTGCTAAACCATATCTGAACACCCTGTCACCGTAGTAAAGAACTGACCCTAAAGGAATATCATTTCCTAAAGAGTCTGTTACAGAAGTTGTGCCACTTGTGAAAGGGTTAATAATTGAGTCTGGGTTAGAGCCCTTACCAGTGAAAAAGTCCGTAGGTGCAAAACCTAGTATTGAACTTGTTCCAGTTACGCTACCAATTTGGTACGCACCACCTTCGCTAGTCCCATAAGTAGTTTCTGTTCCTGTTGAACTATCTGTACGGTAAGTTATAAAACCGTTTTTGGACCTGACTGGTCCAGTAAAACTTGAATTCGCCATGTGAGTCTCCTGTCGTGGCTAGTGTCTACCGCGCTATGCAGTAGTCAGGAACATAAGATACTACTGTAAAAAGAATAGGGCGACAAGGAGTCGCCCTATTCATCCCTGTCGCTAAAGCTATGCTCCAGGTGTGCCGAAGACACAACGCCAGTCAGAAACCCCGAAACTGTACCTTTCCCGGGCCTTAAACCGAGAATTTCCAGTATCAAAGTCACCTTCCATCGCCGTGCGAATCGGTGTTCTCTGGAACAACTTAAAGCCATTTGGCGCATCCGTCTTAATGAAGAAAGCATCGGTATCGGTCAAGAAGTGGTTAACAACCGCTCCATCAGGGACCATACCCATAGACTTTACTGCATTAATATCGTTATCCGCCGTAGCTGGCCGAAGGTTTGAGGCAAGAGTGCGCTCCGCTATGAACTGCAATTCTTTCGGAATAACCAATTTCATTCCCCGAACTGCAATTTTCAAACCGCGCTCATCTGTCAATCCCGCAATATCAATCAGCATCTGTTCCAACGAAGTTTCATTCAAATCTGATGCCGTAGACAAAAGATTCCGTTGGTTTCCGCTAACGGATGGATGCGAAGAAGAACAGAGTGCTGCACCGTCTCCAACCGGATAGCTCGTAGAAAAGGCGTTGTTCAACACAGAAGCAGCCTTAATCTGCTTTGACTGGGACATGGATCGCGCCAGCGCACGGGTATAACGTGCTGCCAGACGGTCATACAAATTGTCCTCAATCGCTTCTTCTGTTATTGAGAAAGCCAGAGCTATCGTCTCGTGCGTATAACGTGCAGTGAATGTCTCCTGCGCGTCATCAAAGGAAATGGCGCTACCTTCAGCCTTAACGGGAGCAGTCCCGAAGCCCGAAAGCATTGTCTCTTCCTCAAATGCCCGATCTGAAGATTCCTCGGTGTAGATTTCCGCGTGCTCTTTCTCGTACCGATCATACTCAAGCCCGAATAAAGCATTTAATCCGGGTTCAAGCTCTTTCGCTAATTGTGCTCTTGAAATAGCCATTTATTTCACCCCCCTAAATGCCAGTCGAATCCGCAGTGGTCTGCGAATCAAATCGACGGGTTGAGGCATTAAAGTGGGCGTTTAGCCGAACTAACAGCGGAATTCCTGCCGCCGTAAAGTCGCTATTCGCATCGTCATCAACGATACCCACAACACGCAAAGGCAGTGTGGCTGTCGTTGCGATTGAAGATACACTTAATGCTGAGTTAGAACGCCCCGTATCCGTGGAACCGGTACGGGCTGAAGTTCCAAGTGTAGCGTTTGCAAATACAGCCGTAAGAGCGGTAGCCCTACTGGTGATAGTTGCATCTGTAGCTACTTGGAACAGTTGGTTCGGATTATCAGCAACATACGCTTTTACAGGAAAATTTGTATCTACGCTTACACTTCCGGAACCGGGCCAGTAATTAAGCCATGTAGGCTTTTTCTTGACCGAATCATGGTACATAACGCCAGTTAAGACCCCTAATGCCTGTGTAGTACCACCAGAAGTGGCTCCAGCATAGTCGATAACGCCTGCCGCAAGCGGCACGCAAATACCAAACTGGTAGATAGCATTAGTATTATCAGAAGCGATTTCATACTCGGTAGTACCGGTAGAATTTGCTCCGCTTCCAACAAGCCCAACAGGACGAAGACCATAGGCAGTTTCTTGATTTGCCATCGAATTGTCCCCTCGTTTAACCTAAAAAAACTGGTACACGTTATTGTTTTCGTGGACCACCAAAAGTTACCCTTGATTGACGGTCAGGTTTAGTGATCGCCATCGTAGAGTGAGCATTCTCGCGCATCATATCGTGGTCAACAGCTTCGAGTTGGTCAGCATGACGCTGACGAAAGTATTCAGTACGCTCGTCTACTGTCTCTAACGGTATACGTGCAAGAAGCAAACCGCCTACTCCAAACACACCCTCATGTTTGCCCGATTCAACAACCGGAGCTTCAAAATCAGGATATTCATCCTTCCGGACCAGTTCATAGCCTTCTCGCATACGAGCTGAGATATTTTGACGGTCGTCAAATCCTCTAACTTCAGCACGTATCCAACGATGCTTAAAACCATCCGGTGCAGGAGGTGCGTCTAACATGGACGGTGGTTGCCACGGCTTACGCCGAGTCGCGGCATTCCTAGTTGTTTTAGCGCGAGAGGTACGCTGAATGGCTTTCAAATCTTCTGCAGAATTTTTAGGTTCTTTAGTTTCCTTGGACACTTCAGCTACTCCTTCACGTATTTAGCGTATTCTTCCAGTGGCACACCCAGTTTTTTGGCAATAGTTACCTGGCTTGGGGTGAGTCTAACCTTTTTGCGCCCAGATTTACTTCCTCGAGATACGCTGGCTACGGTCTGAGCGGTTTTCTTGCCAGCCTCGTCTTTAAACTTGTGTGCAAACTCATTTTTAATGCGTTTGTCTAGCTCATCATAGTAGTCATCTGACTGAGGGTCAAATCCATCTTCTTCAACCAGCTTCTTATGAATACCAAAAGCTGCAAAAGTCATAGTGTAGTCTTCCCCAAACCACTCATTTTTAGTGGCCCATTTTTCAGCTTTTGGGTCAGCTTTTTGGGGCTGGGAAGGTGCCTGTGGAACTGCGTCAGAAGAAGCCGCCCTTTGTTGATTGTAATAAGCCTCGTAAGTAGCCTGCTGTTGTTCCTGCTGTACCTTTGCTTGCTGATAACGGTCGGCAGCTACCGCTAAATGGGTTAATTTTCTTTGTGCATCGACAGTAGCCTGTGAATCGCCGGTTTCTACGGCACGTTTAAGTTCAGTCTCTGCCTGAGTTTGCTCAGAAGAAATACGGCCCCCGTATTCAGAAAGATAACTTTGGTCCAACGACCGTAATCGGGATTTAACTTCTTCTGATTCATTCCGCACATTTTGTGCATATCGGATGGCTTCTTCCCTCTCACGCTCAGTTTCCTTGACCCGTTTAGTTAACTTATTAATTCTTTTTTGAACAGTTTTACTGTATTGTTCCTGTTCACTTTCTTCGGCAACTTCTACAGGAGGGGCTTCTTTTTCTTCATCTCCAGATACCTTGATACTGGACTCTTCTATCTCTATCGTTTTTTCAGGTTCAGTAATATCCAGAGGAACCTGCTCCTTACCTGTTTCCACAGATTGTATCTCTGTTGTTGCCATATTTATCCCCTTCCCTAATTATGTAAAATATCGTCAGGATTTTTAATAGTAGCTAAAATCTCGTCATCATTAAGAATTCTAACTTCTCCACCTTCAATTTTAAAACGAGAACCGGCATATCGAGCAAAGATAACCCATTGTTTTTCTTGGCACCAAGGCCCTTTTGGAAACTTTTCCTTGTCAGCATAAGCCAAAGGACCCATTTTTAGAACATATCCAGCTACAGTTTGAATTTGCGTCTCGTCTAAAGTTTTTTCAGAAACTAAAATACCGCCTTTAGTTGCTTTAGGGGGCCGATAGGGAAGGATCAGGATTCTCCATCCTGTAGGTTCAGGGAGACGTTCTAAAATAGGCCCGTCGATTAATGAAGGGTCCAGTGTTTTTTCAGCGGCTTCTACATAAAGTGAATCTAAAAGATCATCTTTTTTAGTCGCTTCAAGCATCTAGTTTTTCCTGTTTTTCCAGCATATAGGAAAGCTCTTGGCGTATAAGGATCAGGCCGTTAAGCTCCCCCATAAGTTCTCGATATTGCTCCATATTTTTTATACCGTTATTCTCCAGAATCTCTTTTATCTGGCTTCTTCTTTCTCGAATTACGGTAAAAATAAATTGAGCAACGTCAATTTCATCCATATTTTGATCTTACATCATCAAATACAATCTTACTAGGTCTTATATCCTTTGTTAATAGTGCCCAGTTCTAATCATTTCTGTCAACTCTTTAGCGCGATTACCCACCTGTCGGCTCCACCTGCTGTCCATAAACTGGTCAGCGGCTTCCTCCCATTCCTCATTGGCCATCGCATTTAAAGCCTTAATAAATAAACGTAATTTTGTCTGACCCAGATTAAAACTAATATCTATCAGGGCATCCCGTCTCACACTATCCAGTTCATCAAACCAGTCATATTCTTCTGTCAACTCCGTCGTAATACGACTAATATCATTTTGAAGCAGGTACTCTATTTCATTGTCAGAAAGGCCCAAACCGTTTTTACTGATATTTCTACCTACCCCGATAGTTTCATGTCCCGTAGGGCATTTATAGCAAAATTTTTCGGACCCTTCATGCTTTTTAAGCATTTCAACAAGTTTTTGGCCCATAGTCTGGTCAAAGTCTTCTGTTAAACGTAGAAGCTGTTTTTCCTATAGATATATTCTTTGGGCTTGAATTAGCCAATCGTAGTGCCTTGGAAGACTTTCCATTTGTCCGGCCATTAATGAGGTGAACCGTTTTTTTCAAAAATTTCTCAACTTCTTCTCTGTTTCCATGCCGTTGTCCGCTGACTGTAGCCGTATCCCCCAAAAAAATTTCATATTGCCACCATTCCCCCTTCTTGCCTTCGTCTGGGACACTATTGCTTCTAGTAATTTTTATACTGTACCGCTCCACTAACTGTCTCGGGCTACTCCATTCATTTTTTCCCAAGTTCTTAGGCCGCCTAATCCTAAAAGACCCATGAGAATCGTAGATAGTTGAGAAAAATCAAAATTAGGTAAATCCTGCTCATATCCTGCTAGGGCAAAGCTAAATTGCAATAATGGAGCGAGTATAAAGTGGTAGGCAAGCGAAATTCCACAGGTCCAGCCCACGAAGGGCCGCCACCCCGAAACAAAAACGCTCTTATGGGCTGCTTCTGTTTTATTAACCTCTATCTGGGCCAAATTAGCACTATGTATTGCGGTTTCCAGCTCATGCTGAAGTTTGGTTTTTAAATCTTTATCCGCAACCAGCTTGTCAAGAATCTTGGTGACTGGCTGCAATAATCTTTCAAACATTTATTTAAACCATCCAGCCACGGTATCCGCCACTTTATGGACTGTAGCCACAGTCCGGACCAGTACTTTCGGAGGTTTTTTGGCTATACCGAGTGTAGCTCCTTCAGTAACACCTTCGGCAAAGGCCGTGTCTTCCGGTGTCGGTTTGTCCAGATTTTCTATTGTCTTGGGATTAATAACTACCGCAGCGCCGAAATCTACATGAGGAATTACCCCTGAAGTGGATAGTTTCAGATGCAGATCACCGTCCTTGTCATACCAGACACCGGCATCTACACCGGCTCCGGCTCCCGGTCCTCCTCCGGCTCCGGCCCATACTTTTGCCTGATCCCCATCCGGACTCACATATTGCCATTTCATTACTTCAGATACGGTTACCCCCACATGGGCACTGACTTTTACCTCAAGGCCGCGACCGTCATGGGTATCTACGTCGGCACTGACGCCCTGCTCTTCATTAACAGTGGTAACTGTACAAACATGGTCGAAGTTCCATTTGTCGGTATGGGCCCACTTTTTTCCCAAGGCTTTCTTGAAAAAGAAGTTGCCATTACCACTTACATAAAAGCAATCTTCGTTCTTGGAATTGGAAATATAGTATCCGGGTGGAACAGATTGTCCCGTAGTCATTTTTTACGTCTCCCCCTAATAGCCCCTCCGCGCTTTTTCTTTGAGGTAGACAAGGCAATAGCTATGGCCTGTTTTTGGGGCCTACCTTCCCGTACCAGCGTACTGATATTCCGGCTAACTGTTTTTCGCCCTCGGCCTTTTTTTAAAGGCATCTTAACAACTCTTGAATCTGCTCCCGCGTAATGCGCTTCGCATTCCTTTCTTCTTTCCTGTAACCGTAATCCCTTTTGCCGTATTGGGAGCGGCTGATTCTTTCGGGCTCGGATAAGGAACGGAACCTTGTCCGTCTATAATGGCCTTTCCTACTGCGGTTGGTGTTCTCTTTGCGGGACCACTGATAATATGTACTTTACTCATAGCTATTTACCCTCGTTGTTTCATGCGTTCACGGTCTTCTGCAGATTGAATCCGTGCCGCCGTCTGTTTCTCCTGACTGGAAATCCGTTGCTGGAACTCCGTAGCTTTCTGCGCCATTCGTTCCCTATCCAGCGCCAGTTCCTGCTGGTCCTGTGCCAGATTTCCTTTTACCTGCTGGTCCTTGATAGCCAGTTCCTGCTGCTTGAGCCCGATTAACGGATCAGGCGGTTCCTGACCTCCACCGGATATCTGCTGACTAAGTTGCTTCACCTGCTGCATACCCTGTGCAATAAGCTGCGCTTTAACTGCCTCAAATTCCAGACTTCTTGGTGGCATTTCAACTTCCCCTCCCCCCTGCATAGTAGGCAACATACCCTCCGGTGGCAACATACCATCAGGAGCTACCTGTTGAATTCCCCCTGTCGGAGGAGGTTGCGCACCGTTTACGGGAGGTTGTGGAGGCATACCATTCATACCAGCTTGCGCGGGCATCCCCTGTTGCGCAGGAGGTTGTTGCTGTTGCATGGCCATTTCAGCCTGTTCTTCGGCCTGTACCCTGACATGCTCCATAATGTGTTTCTGCAGTTCCATCCCTACTTTAGGCATCTGCCCTACCATAGGAGAGGAACCAAAAATCAAATGCGCCATGATATGCGCCTGATGATCCTGACCGGGAAAAGCCTCCAACGGAATACTTTCCATCGCATCAATATTTTCCTGTGCCGGATCACGGGGCTCTATCTTGTCCGTGGCCTGCGAGGCAAGAATCTTGTCTATATCCCGCACGCCCAGTGCCTCATACATGCGGCGGTAGACTTCAGGAATATTATGTATTTCAGGTGCCTGCATAGCTAACTGCAATTCTGTCTGAGCCAGCGTAATCCGTTGAGCCTGGGAAAAGACATTAGGATTGGATACCGGCACCACATCCACACGGTCATCGAAATCCTCACTCCGCACAGACTGGTCCGCACCGGCTACCGTATAGGGGTATTCCGAAGGCAGGTAATCTGCCATGACCTTGGCAAGTAATTTGAACTCCACCCGCATGGCATAGTGCAACCGCTTAT